TGCAACAATTTTAGCGTAAAACGCGTGTTGCGAAAAAGTCAACGTAAGTTTTGCCTCTGCGATGGGTGTACTATTAGCGTATGAACCCTGGTGACTGTATGTTTTTTTAGTGACCCCACCCGTGTTTGTAATGAGACCACCTTCGACGTATACGTTTCCAGTCGTGTACGTATTACCCCTCGCTTCGATCACATTCGAATGGTTTCCGTTACCCTCGATAAAACACTTAGTACCTACCGAAAGTGTGTGTACGGGTGCTACGTTCGCAGCCCCAATATTCGAGTTTGTGTATAATTTACCGTAGACGTGGACATTCATGGTTTCAGACGCTTTTTCTGTAACCTGTGTAGCTTCCATCGCACTACTGTCAGTGTACGCGATCATGAGTTCCGTAGCACTCGCATCGTAACACACAGCAACGTTAGAAGAACCATCGGGGCGGTTATAGATATGACCCAAATCAAAAGTCGCTAAATTGGTATTGTTCGTACCGATTTCGACGAGTCCATCCTTGATTGTCGTGTTGAGAACATGAAGGTTCGCGACCGTACCCACTGATGTTACGTTTCCGGATACGTAAAGGTTTCCGGTTATAGTTAAATCCCCACCGTCCCCACCAGTGGCTGAAAGTCCTGCTACAGACACTGGAACTTGTGTCCTAAAAAGTTGATGTGTACTCTGGTTATATGCGAGTAGAGTGTTTGTCGTATCATTCGTACCCACACCCGCAAAATCTGTAGCTAACTCAAGGGGTGTGATATACACACCACTCGCACCAGTTGCATCTATTTTCTCTTCACTCGCGTTGAATACGATCGAGTTTTCCGCCTGATCTTCTCGGCAGTTTTTACCGAAACGAAGTTTCGTGGCACCACCGAGGGTACTCAAGTTCTTCGGCATTTAATATAGTAGTGCATTTTAATTTGCATACATGAGACCCGCCATGCCATTATTCACTCTGAGTATGTTATAATTTACGGCGTAAATCGGGTCGATGATGAGTTTGCTTTCACTATGAATCTTCACGGAATCTAAACGACTGAAATTTAACGATCCCGAAGGTTGAAGGGAACTCGTGTTCAGACAGAAACAGTGAATGAAGAAATCGGGGGACGTTACGAAATTTGTGTGATAATAAGTCATGATATCAACGAAATGTGGTTTCGCCCATTTAAATGCACTAATATCGGTACTATTTATACTCATTTTGATCTTGTTATCAATAGAAGTAAACGTACTTTCTGAATTTGTATTGGAACATGCGATATATTTCACGGGGTGATTAAACGTTAATTCTTGTGTGAGTTCACCTGATGGTACACTTTTCTGAACTTGTGTGATTAGAATATCGTGTTGTCGAGATGCCATCATACCCCGTTCTTCGTTATCCAAATAGTAATAATTTGCATACGCTTCTACGTTATAGTCACCCGCATCTGGACCCCAATAAATCCGTAGATCGACTGTATGATACTGTAAAGCCACGAGAGGGAGTGCAGATTGTGGACCTTCACAGAAGAAAAATCGAAGTGGGTAAAAATATGACCGGGCACTTGCACCTGGGTGTGTACCGTTTGAACTCTTGGATACGTTTTGGGCATACGTATCAATCGCAATTTTTTCAGTGAAATCGTGATCCTGAACATCAATAATATGCCCCCCGACAAGAAGTTCGACTTTATCAATTACCCTGCCCCAATCCTGAATATCAACGGCGTTGACATTGTTATCGATGGTAAAATATGTATACCCGAGTAAATCACCGTTTCGCTCTAACCTGATAGAGGACATGGAATTACCTTTCACAGCTCCCTGTATCGTCTGCTTCTCTAGAGACTGTGAAAAGTTGGAGTGTCTTTTGAATGTGGACGTGAAAAATGATATTTCAGGTTCACCTATAATATGTTCATCTTGAGCACCTACGGCTACGAGCTGTACGAGTCCTGACGACATACTTATTATATTAATGCTATTTTTAAATTGTATCTATGTAGCGCCCTGAAACGTTTACATCATATTTCTCTTTTTACAGATAAATTTAAACACCATAAACGCTTTCGTGGCATCTGCGACCTCTGTACCATCCTGTTTGTATAATTTTAGGTTCAATCGGTCGAGTTTACGGATAGGTGTGATATATTGCTGAACAATAGGATAGTCATTTTTGAAGGTCAGGTTTGTTGCGCCTACCGTGACGATCGAACCGAAAGATCCATTTATATGGTTATCATTGCCATCTAGATCCTGCTTCGCGCGTTGGAAAAACGTGTTTTTCAATTCTTCAATTGAAACGTGAATAATATTTGTACTCGCAGAAATACCAGTGAATCGGGCAGCCATTAATTGAACCTGTACAATATTTTCAAGGGTACTGGGTAAAAAAGCTGTAATCCCCTTTGTCATCTGAGCACTAGCCTGATCCGTGGTATCGACGATAACTGTGTGATATTCATGTTCGAAATCGGGAATAGTCACCTGAGGAGCTGTAACAAGTGCCATTTATAATAGACATAGAAATTATCCACTTAAAAATTTGTATAAGTTTAACTGGAGAGTTTATAGTAATTATTTATTATATCTAATCGACGATCTTGTAGTTCGAGTGATCGCGTACGAGTTTCTGTCCACCGCAAACACCACCTGTACTCGTGGAGTAGACGCTATCATTGAGACACTCAGGGCTACTCTTGAGACTTGATAAGGGCTGTTCACTCACGGGTTCGATGGTAATCATTCTGGGCTGGTACATACTCTTCTTACCTCCAGACAATTTCGATACGATCAGGATCAAGAGAAGTGTGATGGCGATCGCCTTTAGTGTCGATCGGTTCGTCTTGTTGAGTTTCATTTACTATGTACTGACATTTTTTTTATAAAGTGCGTTAAAGAGAATAGATTAGTTTCAATATAGAGAGTAATGGACGGTGAAATTATTCTGGATAGAGGGAATCAATCCGTTATGAAATTAGATGACAACGAACAAGCCATGATGGATGAGATACAATTAGATTTTGCCCACTCGCGTACACACGCCCCACCGACCGTACAAAGAATGGAAGGGCGTCAGTATGGGTCACAGTCGATGGAGGGGCAAGACGATGTGGATGCATTTGCCAATCCCGTGAAACAAAGTGCACCACCGCCACCCCAGGCAGAAGAACCTGTTGATCACGGTGAATACATGGACGATACACCATACAATAACGGACCTGGTATGGATTATAGTCAGATGGAACCACAGGAAGATGTGCCGTCACCGGGTTACAAGACAATAGATGAAGAAAAGTCGGATCTAGTGAATAAACTTGGTCGCCTTGAAAAGCGTGGGTTTAACGTGAATAAGCGACTGAATGCCTATTCCCCTGTTGATGAATTACGAACAGAAGTGAAACGAATCACGTACAGTATCGATGTTGATAAGTCTATCAAGTTTTCGAGACGTATGCTCGTCGCGTGTGTTACGGGTCTCGAGTTTCTTAATAAACGGTATAACCCGTTTGAGATTCAACTCGAAGGCTGGTCTGAGAACGTGATGGAAACGCAGGATGATTATGATGAAGTGTTTGAGGAGTTATTCGTAAAGTATCGAACTAAAATGCACGTCGCACCAGAAGTGAAATTGATAATGATGCTCGGTGGAAGTGCGATGATGTTCCATTTGACAAATAGTATGTTCAAATCGGTGATGCCAAACGTGAATGATGTGATGAAACAGAACCCAGATTTGATGAATAACATGATGAGTGCGGTTCAGAGTACGATGGCAGGACAGTCTCAGTCGTCGTCTCAGTCTCCAGCAGCGGCTTCGGGTGATCGATACGAAATGAAGGGACCCGGTCTCGACATTTCAAGCCTGATGGGTGGTATCATGATGCCCCCGACACCCCCCATGAACACGACACCCATGCAGAGGTCGGTCGAATATACACCGGATGTCCCAGATGATGCTGATGACATCTCCGATATCGTTTCGGAAAATGGTGCCGTGGATGAAGGTGATGATGAAGTGAAGGAAGTTAAGGTTGCAGCAGGAAAGCCCAAGCGTGGACGTAAGAAGAAGGTTGAAATTAATTTATAAATATATATAAATGATAGGATACGCTCCTATCGATTTCGACGATCCACTCGAAATCCCCACAAATTCCCGGAAGCGGGAAGTTGTGGCTGAGAATTTCGAAAAAGTACCAAAGAAAAAGGTTGTAAAGCCTCAGCCCATAGTCGATGAAAACACGGAATGCAATTATCTTGTCATGTTTTTCATCGTTGGGGTTCTCGCACTCGCCGCGATGGACTCCGTTAAGAAGTAAGTATATAGTT